GTGGCGCAACAAAGACCTCATGGAAATATGTGGGATTATCTTAAATGAATATGAAACGACCCGATGGGGTGACCGGCCTGCCGAGATACTTGTTGACAGCATCGGTCTGGGTGCTGGCGTTGTTGATCGTCTCATGGAACTTGATTTACCTGTGCGCGGTATCAACGTCGCTGAATCTCCCGCAATGGGTGACCGATACGGACGCCTGCGAGATGAGTTGTGGTTTCTTGCAAAAGAATGGTTCGAGTCTCGTGACTGCACAATCCCTCTGCAAGAAGAACTGATAGACGACCTGTCCAAGCCGCGCTTTAAGTTTACCTCCAACGGCAAGCTGAAGGTTGAGGGCAAGGACGAGATGAAACGTCGTGGCCTAAACTCGCCTGACCTTGCAGACTCCTTTTGCCTTACCTTCGGCTCCCGCGCCTCGATTGCCAAGTCCGGCAGCGCACATAAATGGAACCGACCAATAAATTATGGCAAATCGGATTGGGTTGTGTAGTGGCCTATATTGAGTTTGAAGAAGATACAGATGACTTTGACATTCTTGTTGCCACGCTAGAGGGGCTAAACGAGCTTGGCACTGACTGGGACGACCTGCTTAACTTGACCTTGCTTGCGTCTGCATATTGTGGTCAAATGGCAGAAATCTCCCCTGACGAGTATATGGAAATTATTTCGTCGATTAGGGTGACGGAAGACGGAATATACGGAGAAGCATAAATGGCTGGTGCGCTTTCCAACTTACTTGGCATTGAACGTAACCCCAATGCGCTCACATTGCTGCCTCTGGCTGTTGACGAAGCCGGTGACGTTTCGTTTGCCATCCCCTCCATGGCGTATGACGCCGGTGATGCCCTGCTGGATGCTTTTACTCTACCCGCCGACGTTTACGCTGGACGGCGTGAGCCGACAGTTGAGGACGCGACTAACTTCTCCCTCAGCCTGCTGGGTTCCAGCTTCTTGGCTCCGGCCCCTAAAAACGCATTGCGCTCCGGTGCCGCATACCTCGGAGACCCCCGCCTTATTAAAAACCCACGGGTGGTTCGTGAGATGATGGAGCAGGATCGCCCAGAGGCGGGATTTGGCGGACAGTTGAGCAACCTGAAGCACAAGCCACTGTCAGAGATGGAGTACGAATTTGTACCCACAGAAGGCGGTCTTCTTGTCAACAGAACCGTCACGCCAGAACAAATTGCCGAAGGTGGTAAAAATGTAATAATCCCACTCGTCGGAGATCGCACCCGCGCCGGTGGTGTGGTAACCTCCATTGGTGGAAAGAGGCTTGAGACTCCAGTTGACATGCAGGGTGGGTATCAATTCGGGCAGAGCAAGGCGCAAATGGATGATGAATCTGTGTGGGCCTCCGCTGGTGGAATCCCGCAAGGCATCCAGAATCAAGTTGATCTAGCGGGTCGAGACGCCGACAATGTTTATCTCGGATACGTTTCTATGGGCGGGAAATCTGATTCGGTGTCCCATCACATGGCAGACGCATTACTAGAACAGATAAAAGTATCTCCATTAACAAAAGGGGCAAAGAAAGCGTTTGACAAACACCTAAGAAACCTTGAGGTGGTTGACAAAAAAACAAAGAAAGTGACAAAACCCCTCAAAGACTGGGTTGGCCTTGATGACCCTAATATATCTGAATATGTAGCTAACCTAACTCAGGGTCAGCGTGGCATATTTACTCAGGCGATGGATAAGCGATCTTGGAAAGACATGGGATTCCCAGATGTCGCCGAGACTCGCTTGGCTATAACAGATCCAGAGCTTCTCGGCCTCCCCCACGGGTATGGTGGACAGTTTATCGGACGTGGACGTGTCGGCTCTGCCATAGACGAGAACCCAAGCTACACTCACAAGACATACCCCAATACCCTCAAGGGTGATTATGTCGGCGGCCTTGACGAACCCCTACCCCGACAAATAATGTTCCCAGAGTTCCACAAGGCCAGAAGAGATCAAAAGGCCGGTCTTGTTCAAGATGATCGCTCTTTTAATATTGGGAACCCTTCGATTCAGCGCCTCGACCAAGAATGGCTCGACGGCGTGATGCAGTATTATGACGACCTACAGGCAGGGAAGTTTGACTAATGGCAAAGAAAGTCGTAGCAACATTTGAACCGCGAACACCAGTGCGCCGCCGTCATAAAAAACGTGGTCTGCACATTCGTAAGAAGCTCGGCCCGAAAAGCAATATGAGGATTCGCTAATGGCTATCGTCTATCGTGGTGAGCGTTTTGCTGGTTACAACAAGCCGAAGCGTACCCCCAAGCATCCGAAGAAGAGCCATGCGGTTCTAGCAAAAGAAGGTGACAAGATTCGCCTCATTCGTTTTGGTCAGCAAGGTGTGCGTGGTGCTGGCAAAAACCCTAAAACCAAAAAAGACAAAGCGCGAAAAAAGTCTTATTATGCACGTCACAATGCACAGGGTAAGCCGACAAGTAAGTTGTCTGCAAAGTACTGGTCACATAAAGTTAAGTGGTAGGAGTTAGATATGTACGGAAAAAAGAAACCAACGAAAAAAGCACCAGTAAAGAAAGCTGCTAAAAAGGGGAAGAAGCGTTATGGCTAAGGGTATGGCTCATTACTTCCGAGATGGCACTCGCCATAAAGGTGGTATGCACAAGATGTCAAATGGCGAACTGCACAGCGGCGCTCGTCACACTGCATCAAGCAAGAAACTTTATCACTTTGGAGACCTTTCAAATACTGCTAAGAAAAAGGCAAGGAAACGGTCATAATGTATGTTACTGTTTACACGCGCAACCGTGCGGCTGAAAAAGCAGCAGCATTGGAAGCAGAAAAAGTAGCTAAGAAGGCTGCACCTAAGAAACGTGGTCGCCCACGCAAACAGAGGACAGAGAAATGATTTGCCCACACTGCGGATACCCCAATCCAAATGGTTACACAGAGCGTTGCAAAGGCTGTCGCAAGCCGCTAAGTGAAGCTCCTGTTGTTAAGGAAAAGCCTAAAGTAGCTAAAGTAGCTAAAACGGCTAAAAAGGCTAAAGTATCTAAGAAAGCATAGTTATGGCTAAAATGGACGACATTGAGTTTCAGGGCATTGTTCGCAATGAAATTGAACAAGCGCTAGGTCACTACGATACGGAGTACTCGCAAGACCGTATTGACGCGATGGACTACTACTTGGGCGAACCGTTTGGCAATGAACAGCCAGACCGGTCTCAGGTTGTAAGCACTGAAGTATCCGACACGATTGAACACGTCATGCCGTCCCTGATGCGTATCTTTACGCAGTCCGATGAATATGTGCGTTTCTCACCTCACGGGCCGGAGGATATAGCTGTAGCTGAACAGGCTAGTGATTACTGTAACTGGGTTATCAACAATGATAATCGTGGCTTTGAAATCATGCACAACTGGTTCAAAGATGCCTTGATCCTGAAAAACGGTGTCGTTAAGTTTTACTGGGATGAGAAGACAGATATTGAGACAGAAGAGTATGCTGACCTCAATGCTGAGGAACTGACCATCATCCTTGCCGACCCAGAAGTTGAAATCGTTGAGCAAGACGAGCGTACCCTCGGTGAGGACATGATTACCCCCGACGGCATGACGATTCCGGCTCCGGTTCTCTATGACATCAAAGTTAAGCGCACCAAGACAGACGGTAAGGTCTGCATTGAGAATGTGCCGCCAGAAGAGTTTTTAATCACGAGCCGCGCCAAGTCTCTTGAGGATGCAGACTTTGTAGCGCATCGCTCGTCAATGTCTGTCAGCGACCTTGTGCAGATGGGTCACAGCCGAGACGAGATTGAGAAGTATGCAGGGGTGTCAGATGTCGAAACATCAGAAGAACGTACCAGCAGGTTTGAAGACCTTGAAGGCGGCGCTCCTTACGACAGCCTTGACCCGACTATGCGAGATGTTCTCGTTACGGAATGTTATATTCGTTCTGACTATGATGGGGACGGGGTGGCTGAGTTTCGTCGTGTTCTCACAGTAGGCAACGGCTACCATATCCTTGAAAACGAAGAGTGTGATCAGCTTCCATTTGCCATCCTTTCGCCAATCCTGATGCCGCACCGCGCCATTGGTCGCTCGGTTGCAGAGCTTGTGATGGATGTGCAGCTTATCAAATCTACCCTGATGCGTCAGTTGCTCGACAACATTTACAACACTAACAACTCTCGCGTCGTAGCCGTTGAGGGTCAGGTGAACCTCGATGACCTGTTGACAAACCGTCCGGCAGGTATCATTCGCACACGCACTGCCGGTGCGGTACAACCCTTGCAGGTTCCGGATGTTTCGTCGTCTGTCTTCCCCGCCCTAAACTACATGGACAGCGTTAAAGAGCAGCGCACCGGAATCAGCAAGCAGTCAATGGGCTTGGATGCCGACTCATTGCAGTCCACGACTGCTACTGCTGTGGCTGCTATGCAAGCTGCTTCGCAGGGCAAGATTGAGATGATTGCTCGTGTATTTGCTGAGACAGGTGTACGCGCCTTGTTCCGTGGCATCCTGCACTTGGTTACAAAGTATCAAAACAAAGAGAAGATTATTCGCCTGCGTAATCAGTTCGTGACAATGGATCCGCGTCAGTGGGACAATATGTATGACGTGCAGATTAACGTGGGTCTTGGCACTGGTCAGCGTGAGCAGCAGCTTGCTACCCTGTTCCAGATTGCTGCGAAGCAAGAGGGAATCATGGCGACAATGGGGCCAAATAATCCGATTGTTACGCCTATCCAATATCGCAATACGCTGTCCAAGATTGCAGAGCTTTCTGGCTTCAAAGATGCCAGCGAGTTCTTCCAAGACCCGCGTAATGCACCGCCGCCCCCGCCACAACAGCAAGGCCCGAATCCAGAGATGCAAATGGAGATGGCTAAAGCCGAACAAGACTTGGCTCTCAAGCGTGAGAAGATGCAGCTTGAAATCCAGTTTGAGCGTGAGAAGATGGCTGCTGAGTTGGACTTGCGCCGTCAGGAATTGGAGTTTGAGCGTCAGTTGCGTTTGGAGAAGCTGCGCTCAGATATTGAGACATCTGTTAATCTACCGAGGGTCTAACTATGGCTCTGCCAGAGATGCTGTCATTTGAGGACTTGCAGGACATTCTAAATGTGTCTGCACCCACTGGCGTTTCTGCACCTCCTGCCATGCCTCAGATAGAGTTCATGGGTGCGCCAACCACAGTTGGCGTTCCATCTCTCGTTGATGCTCCTGCTATGCCTTTGGGAGACATTCTAGGTAGTCAGATTACATATATTGACCGCCCACAAAACATAACTTACAGCCCCGAAAACCTGCCAGAGTTTATGAAAGACTTTGAGCAGATTAGCCCAACACTGTTTGCGCCAAGTCAAGGTGTGTTTGCTCAAGCTCCAGAAGTTGACGCAATCCAGCCACTGATGCCGCAACAATATGTTGACGAGTATGCTGACCTTGAGAGAGCCTTTCAGGAAAGCATTGCATTAGACCCGACTATGTTTGGCGGAGCATATCGCTCTGGCATTTATATGCCAACGCAAACGATTGGCGATGAAGCTCCGGAAGAGGGTGTGTTTGATGTAGCAGGCGCGGCGGCAGCAGCACAAGTATTGTCTGATATGTTTCCGCGTATAGAGAAGCCAGAAGTTGACTTGCCAGAGATTGACTTGGGTGAGCCAGAAATTGATGTGCCATCCATAGACGTGCCAGAGCTTGATTTGTCGTTCCCAGAAATTGACGTTCCGTCTGTTGATATTCCCTCTATTGACGTTCCTTCTGTTGATATTCCGTCTGTTGATATTTCACTGCCAGATGTTCCTCTACCTGAAGTTGATGTGCCAATTCCAGAGATTGATGTTTCTCTTCCTGACCTGTCGGATGTGTTGCCTGACATTGACTTACCCTCTATTGACGTTCCGTCTGGTGGCATTTTATCAGACTTAATTCCTGACTTTAACTTGCCTGACATTAGCCTGCCAGAAATACCAGACATAGTTGAGGAAAGCACTCAAGCTGTTGGTGAGATTATCAACCTAATTGAAGACCCAAGTGTAAAAGCTGCGGGAGAAGCTATCGAGCAAATCAATATTGCTGGTCAAGAGGGTGGCCTTGAAAGCGATATTATTGCTGGCCCAACTGAGACGTTTGTAACAACCACAGCGGCGGGTGCAGCAATATCTGATGCCATTGATAATCCTGATGCTGCAAATCTGGCGCAGGCGTATGAGGCCGTTGACTATCTTACCAATACCTACGCTGGAAAAGACTTACTTTCTGGCGGTGATTTGGCTGGTGATTTTGGTGCTATTCTTTCTGGCATAGATGTGCTTGAGGACGGCATCGAAAGCCCAGCCGATGCTCTTGCTGTAGCAAAGGCTGCTCAGTCTATTGGCGCTTTGACTGGCTCTCAGGCGACATTTGATGTTGCATCTTCTGTTGCTGGGTTCTTGTCACCTGTAGCTACCATTGCTGCACTTGGTCAGGGTGTTAAGGTTATTAGCGGTCTGCTGCAAGGTGGTGCGGCTGGTGAATATCCAAATTCCTACGGCAAAGTATCTTATGACGGCAATTCATTTTCCTCTGGCAATTACGGTGGCGGTGATGGTGCATCTTCGGCGTGGGGTGAGGCCGCATCTAAATCCGCAGCAAAAACTCTAAACAGAATGAAGAACTCTTATGGCTTTAGCATAGACAATGCAAAAGTGAATGAGGTCTTGGGCAGCGGTGTGGGCAACATTGCTTCCAACCCATATTACAACACAAAAGCAAACCGCTCTAATGGGCCTCAAAAAGTTGTCTATGAGCTTTTGAAGGCTGGCGCTATTACTCCGACAGAAGCAACTCCAAGTAAATACTTGGAAAGCACTGAGGCGTTTAATAAGTTTGTCGAGTCTCAGTTTAACTACGCACAAAACGCGCAAGCCTCTGAGATGGGCGGTTCAGTTGTTCCGTTTACGTCAACAAGCGCGGCAGAAAGATTTATTAACTCGCACGGAACTAAGCAAAGCAAAGATACATACAAGAGGTCGAGAACTTACGGCGGTGATATTTTTGAGTCTTTTGAGCTTGGTGAAAAAACAGATGATGGAAGATACTTGGATAAGACCATTGTCGCAGTAGGCTTTGATTCTGCTAATGGTATTGGTAAGTTTGCGGGTCAGGGAGAGCAGGTAGTATTTGATGGCAAGACTGGCAAGGAAAAAAGTAGGAAGATGATTCCCACCCACTATATGAAGCGTGGGTATGAAGCAGAGCGCCAAAAAGAGCAATTTGGGTATTATCCATATGACCCTAAATTTGACAAAGACAAAGATTTATACAATCAATACCAAACATATTCAATGGAAAGCAGATTTGGTTATTATGGTGGCCCACCGCCAATGATGCAAAAAGCGTCAAAAACATCAAAGTTTGCAAAAGACGCAAAACTTTATATGCCAGAAGACCACTGGAATATGACGTTTGCATAAAGTCTTGCCTAAAAAGCATTGTGTTGCTATTTTGCAATGTAGAGGAGACTGCTTATGAATGAAGGGAAGCGAAGGGAAGAACAAAACAGGGGCGAACGCGCCAAAGCATTGATGCGCGACCCTTTGATTGTAGAGGCGTTTGACGTACTTGAGGAGAAGTACATGAGCGCTTGGAAAGATCCCTCGTCATCGCAAGATGAACGAGAAACGCTCTTTCAAATGTACCAAGCACTAATGGTGGTGCGAGGCCATTTGTCAGAAGTCATCGAGACCGGTGACTTAGCGAAACTGGAGTTAAACCTCCAAAGGAATCCGTAGAGGAGATTAGAAATGAGCGATGAACCCAGTACCCTGTTAGGATCCGGTGAGTCTCTAAACAAAGGTCAAGCAGTTGACCTTCTCTTGAATACCAACGCCCCTGAAGAGGCAAGCGGCGATATTCAGGAGCCTGTAGCCGAAACAGAAGCAGTAGAGCAAGAAGAGATTCTTGAAGATACTGAAGAAGTTGAGGCCACATCTGAAGAAGAACTGGAAGGTGATGACGCTGAAGAGCTATCTGAACCGGAAGAGGAATTTGAAGATGAAGAGTATGACGTTGACCCCGAAGACGTAGAATACGTTGAGGAAGAACTTCATACCGTAAAGGTTGATGGTGAGGAAATACAAGTAACCTCTGAGGAGCTTGTCAAATCATATCAGCTAGAACAAGCCGCGCAAAAGCGTATGCAAGAAGCCGCAGAACTTCGCAAGACTTCTGAGGCAGAATCGGCAGCTTTGGCGCAGCAACGCGAGAAGTATGGGCGAGCTTTGGAAGCTATTGAAGCCCAGCTTAACTCAGTGCCAGAGCAACCCAAAGAATATTGGGACAAGCTCTATCAGGAAGACCCTCTCGAATGGGCCAAGCAACGCGACGCTTTCCGTGACCGCAAAGAAAATGTGGCAAAGGTACAGGCGGAGCGTTCAAGGATAGATCGAGAGCAGCAAGAGCAAATGGCGCAGCAGCACCAAGCGTACCTTGCAGAGCAGCAAAAGCAGTTGCTTGAACGTATTCCTGAATGGCGTGATGACGAAGTGGCTATGCGGGAGAAACAAAATGTTATCTCTTATGCACAGCGCATCGGTTACAGTGAAGAAGAACTGGCGACGGCTAGTGACTCTCGTGCAATCGAAGTCTTACGCAAGGCGCACCTCTACGACGAGCTTATGGCTAAGAAGCCTGCTGCTCAGAAGAAGGTTCGCAAAGCACCAAAAGCAGTTAAGTCTGGTACTCCAAAGTCCAAGAAGCAAGTCAGAGCTAATCGTGACAAACAGGCACTTGAACGCCTAAATAAAACTGGCAGCAAAGACGCTGCTGTGGACTTAATATTAGAGAGAATGAGGTCTTAAAATGGCTCAATTTACTACTGCCAATGCTATTGGCGAACGGGAAGACCTGAGTGACGTAATCACTCGCATCGACCCTGATGAAACCCCCATCTTTTCTGCTCTGAAAAAAGAGACAGGAAATGGCGTATTTGTCGAATGGCAAGTACAAGAACTGGCTGCTGCTTCAGCAACCAACTACCAGAACGAAGGTGCTGACGCTACTTATGATACGCCGACTGCCACCACTCGCTTGGGCAACTACATGCAAATCTCGCAAAAAGATGCACAAGTTTCTGGTACGCTGGACGCTGTTGATAAAGCAGGCCGCGACAAAGAAGTTGCCTATCAGAAAGTTCTGAAAGGTCTTGAGCTTCGTCGTGACATCGAAAAGTATCTGCACTCTGATACTGCACGTTCTGCTTCTGACCCGCGTAAAGCTGGTACTTTGTCAAGCTGGATTACCAACGTAGACGATGCCTCTGGCACTTCTGCTGCTACTGGTGACGGCACGGATGTTCCTGATATGTCAGGTACGAACCGCGCTTTGACTCTGGCTCAAATCGACACTGCCATGCAAGCTGCTTACACCGATGGTGGTCAGCCGAACATGCTGGTTGTTTCTCCTGCTAAGAAAGCCGCCTTCAGCGACTTGAACAGCGGTTCAGTTGCAACCAACCAAATCAACTACACTGCTCCTCGTGAAGCAGCTATCGTTGGTTCGGTCAGCCTGTATCTGTCCGACTTTGGTCAGCTTGACGTTGTAATCGACCGTTTTGCTTCGGATGACCGTGTGTATCTGTTGGATAGCGATTACGCTTCTGTCTGCACACTGCCTAACCGTAACTTCACCGTTCAAGAAATGGCGAAGACGGGTGACTCTGAGAAGTTCCAAATCATCACTGAATGGACACTCAAAGTTTCAGCACCGAAAGCCCACGCGGCTGTTTACGACCTGTCGTAAGTGTTGAGGGGGTGGCTTCGGCTGCCCCCGTTCACTTTAGGGGAGAAAGATGAAGAAAAGACTTTTACAAAAAGATGCGGTCACGGGTAAGGAAACGTGGGCGCATTTTGATGAAGACGGTAAAATGATTTTTGAGAGCAGTCAGAATGTTGACGCTCTTCTTGCTAATAACCGCGATGAACGCAATGGATACCGATCCGGCAGCCTGCAAGGAAATACGCAACGGCACCAACAGAAGGTTGCGGAAATACCCACAGCATTGTATCATCAGCTAATTCAAGAGCTAGGACAGCCCAAAGACAACCCTAAAGGCTGGAAGAAATGGCTCAATGACTATGACAACAGGTTCTTTAGAACAAGTGGCGGTAGAGTATAATGGCAATCGGAACTTACGCAGAACTTAAAACGGCGATTGCGAACTTCTTAGCTCGTGATGATTTGACTGACCGTATCCCTGAGTTTATCTCTCTTGCAGAGGCGCGTATGAGCCGCGAACTTGGTACACGCTCCCAAACAAAACGAGCCAATGCAACCCTTTCTGCCGGTGACGCATTTGTTTCTCTGCCGACTGATATGCGTTCCATTCGCTCCGTCAAGCTAAATACAACACCCACTGAGGTGCTTGAGTATTACACGCCTATGGCGCTTGACAGTCACTACACATCTAATGCAACAGGCAAGCCTCGCGCCTATACAATCTTTGGTAGCGAGATTAAGTTTGCACCTACACCTGACAGCGCCTACACGGCAGAGCTTATTTACGGTGAAGGTGTGGATGGGTTGTCTGACAGTAACACTAGCAATACAATCTTAACTCGTCATCCTGACGCATATCTATATGGCTCTTTGGGCGCTGCTGGTGTATATTTGATGGATGACCAGAA